TATTACATTAATAACAAATAATTTTAAAAAAATGGCGAATAATAAATACAATTTAAGTAAAGAGTATCAGTTTGATATAACCGTAACTGATAACACCTATGCAGGTAAATTGGCTTTGCCTTATGTGACTGCTGCAGTAAAGAGTCCTGACACAGTTGCAAAAGGATATGTAAGACAAATAGACGGTTTAAATTCAAAAGCAGTTATTTCTAATTTAGGTGTTAGTGACCCTATTGTTGCAGGGGGAACAGGCAATTGTGATTTTAGTAGTGGGAATGACACATCATTAACTGAACAAGTTTTAACATTAACTGACCTAAAAGTAAACGAAGAAATCTGCCGAGGAACTGTATTCCCGACGTGGATTGGCGAGAATATGGACAGAAATGGAAATCTTCCCACAAGTTTTTCTGACTTTTTATTAGGTTCTGTTGCAGGTAAAGCAGGAGAACAATTAGAGAACTCAATTTGGAAAGGCTCTTCGCCTTTTGGTGTTGGTTTTTTATCTGATGATGGAACATTTGATGAAACAGGTCTAGAAGCAAGTGCTTGTAAATCATTCTTTGAAGCTGATATAGTTACTATAACTGCTGCAAATGCAATTACACAATTTGCTGCTTGTTATGATAAAGCAGTTGCACAATGTCCAGGCATATTATCAAAGTCTGACATTGGATTCTATGTAAACAATAAAACTTATGGTTTATATATTCAACAATTAGCAGGACAGGGTGCATTTACCTCGCACCAAGGTATTAATAACATGGGGCCTGACCAATCATTTCAAGGTGTTACATATTTAGGGATTCCTATCTATGTTTGCCCAGGAATTTTTGATGACGCTATAGTTCTAACATATAGAGAGAATATGGTATTTGGAACTAACTTAGCAACGGATTGGACTGAAGCAAGGTTAATCCCTACTTACGAATATGATGGTTCAGACAACGTAAGAGTTGTAATGAACTTTGCTGTAGGCGTACAAACTGCTGTAGCTTCTGATGGTGTTGTTGGTTGTACATTCCACGCATAATTAATACTTTAAAATGGGTGGTTGAAATATACCACCCTTTTATTAACTTTTAAAAATAAAATAAAATGGCTTGTAATTTAACAGCAGGACGATTAGTAGATTGTAAAGACCAAATAGGCGGTTTAAAAACCCTATTTTTCTGTGCAAATTATTCTTCTAATATAGGTCAACACATGACAGTTAATGGAACTGATCCTTTGCAAATAGATACAGCGGGGTTTACAGGTTGGTCAGCTTATGGTACGCCAACAGGTTCTACAATGACTTTATATAAATATGACCTAAGACCAAATTTGTCAAGTATGACTGTAAATGTTAATGCTGATGCAGCTACAGGAACTACATTTTTTTCACAAACTTTATCAGTAACCTTACAAAAGATAAACCCTGCAACATCAAATCAAATTAAGTTGATGTCATATAATAGGGTTCAAATTTTTGTACAAGATAATAATGACAATGTGTTCTTATTAGGTCTTGATAACGGTTGTGATGTAACAGGTGGAACTATTGTTAGTGGTGCAGCAAAGGGTGACATGAGTGGATATACTTTAGAATTTAGTGCAGAAGAAAAAGAACCTATATACTCAATTAAGAAAACTAATGGTAGTGGAACAGATTATCCATTTGACCAATTAGGTGATGCAGATTCTGAATTGACTATAGTTTCAGGAACATAATCGTTACTCTATAAAAAAGAAAGAAGGGGTTTTATTGCCCCTTTTTTTGTACACTAAAAAACAATAATCTAACTTTTATATTTATTAATAAAGACTATGGCTTGGAAAGTAAAAAAAGAATACGAAGGGAAAACCGTTCCGAATTGTAACGCACCCTTAAATGATTTAACACAATGGGAAATAAAGAAACTAGGTGAAAGTATTAGAAATTCTTATTTCATAGAAGAAAAACCTAAACCTAAAAAGAAGAAAAAATATGACTTGGAATCTTAAAAAAGAATGGAAGGATTGGATTGTTTTTTCTATTAATAAACCTTTAGATGAACTATCACAAGAAGAAATTTTAGCTTTAGATGAAGACGTAAGATTATCACTATATACAGAAAATAAATAATATGATTCAATTAATACAGTATTCTTTTGTTAATGTAATCCAACAGGGATATGTTAGTATTTATGATGAAATGACTAGCATGGCTTATAAGCCTTTACTTTCTTTTGAAAGCCAATTAACAGGAAATACTAAATTAGCATTACCTTATTCCTTATATTTGACTAATCAAGTACGGTCAGTTGGTATTGGCGTTAAAGTTGTAGCACCTGGTGGTACAGAAAATTTATCAGCAGGAGATATTTTATTTGGAACTGATGATTTTCCTTTTGGTTTTTATAATTTAACTATATACCAAAATAACAACGATACTAATTTAGTGGTAGCTAATACTATTAAGGTTGTTTATAATGGTTTGGTTAATTTAAAGTTTTCTACTCTTGGGGGTGGTTCTACAGTAGATTACAAAGCATACACAACTAACGATACAGACACAGAAAGTGTTTATATAACAATATAATTATGAATTTAGATTTAATAAAATTATCACATTATAACATACCTCATTTAATTGAAGATACTCGAAATGATTGGGTATCGTTTGGTGAGGACAACCTTTATCCAAATTATTTGCTAGAGCTATTCTTAGGAAGTGCTATTAATGGTGCTTTAGTTAAGTCAATAGGAGCTATGATCTATGGTGAGGGTTTAGCTGCTACTAATGCTGATGATAATATAGACACTAAAGAGTCTTATTTGCGTTTAACGGAACTATTACATAATTCTGATGATGATGTATTAAAAGACCTTGCATTAGATTTAAAGCTATTCGGTGGTTGTTATGTAAATGTAATATGGTCAAGGGATAGAAGTAAAATAGCTAAGATGATTCACATACCTGCACAATACATACGTTCAGGTAAAATGATAGATGGCGAAATAGATACTTATTATTATTCTGCTGATTGGTCTAAAGCTAAAAAATCTGAATACAGACCAAGACCTTATGCAGCCTTTAATACAGAAGATAGAACACAAGCTAGTCAAATACTAATGATTAGAGATAAAAACCCTGCATTATTTTATGGCTTTGCACCTGATTACGTTGCAGCTACAGATTGGATTCAAATGGAATTAGAAATTGCTCAGTTTCATTTATCTAATATAACTAGTGGTATGACACCATCAATGCACGTAGGATTTTCTAATGGAATTCCTAGTTTTGAGGAGAGAAAAACTATAGAAAGACAATTGAATCAAAAGTTTGCAGGAACAGGAAATGCAGGTAAAATCTTAATCACATTTAATGATGGTAAAGAAACAACACCCACTATAGAACCTATCCAAATGAATGATGCTCAGTCAGCGTGGGTAGAAATGTCTAAACAATCCGTTAATCAAATACTAGCAGGTCACAGAGTCACATCACCGATATTATTTGGTATTCGTTCAGAAGGCGGTGGATTAGGTAATAATGCTGACGAATTACGTGATGCCTACAGTTTATTTAACAATACTGTGGTAATTCCGTTCCAAAACACGCTTTTAAAGGGTTTAGAGAAGATTTTTAAAGTTAATGATATAAACCTTGATTTGTACTTTAAATCGCTTAAACCCGCTGATTTCATTGATTTAGAAGTTACTAAGACACAAAGTGAAGAAGACCAAGAAAAAGAAGGCGTTACAAAAGAAGATATAAATACTGAGGAATTAGTGGAAATGTCAGATGATGATTTAAACCTAGTTTTTGAAGAATTGGAAGGCGAAATAATAGACGAGGAAGTTTGGGAAGTAGTAGATGAACAAGACGAGGGCGTAGTTGATGATTACGAAGATTGGGCAAAACAACTAATTAAAGAAAATAAAAAAGACAAGTTTGCTGATGAAATTATTAGTAAAGAAGATAGACCAAGTGCTTTAGATAAATCATTTTATAGAGTACGATTTAAGTACATTAAAAAGAGCAGAAAACCTAGCAAATCGACTAGAACATTTTGCAAGAATATGATGAGATTAGCAAAAGCAGGATTTGTATATAGAATAGAAGATATTGATAAAGCGAGTAGAGAAGGGGTTAATAGACAATTAGGTCATAAAGGCAGACCGTACGATTTGTTTCGTTTTAAAGGCGGGGTTTATTGCCGCCATGCTTGGAAGGTAATTCTATATAGATTAAAAGAAGGAACAGAATTAAGAGAAGGTCAAAGTTTAGATGATTATAAAAAAGTAAATAACATTCCTAAAAGTTATACACCAAAACCTAGAGGAATTAAAGATGCAGTAATAGCACCTGAAAATATGCCTAATAGAGGACATTATCCAGGCGTAAAATAAAATAACAATATGGCGATACAACATACATTAATGATTTCAGCCACAAGGCTTAAAAAAGACACAGCATTAGGTGGTTCAGTAGATGACAACTTAATAATGCCTTATATCTTATTAGCACAAGATATGT